TGGTTCCGCCATCGCCGCTTGTGCAATACGGTTGAGTTCGTCTTGATTTACAATTTGTTCTGTTGTCACGATAAGTGCTCCTTTAGTTAAGTGTTATCCCTTTGGACCTGTTGATACAGGCTTGCGGGTTGTAGTTGCTGTGGTTGGGTCAACGTGGAATACAGTCAAACCTTCGTGGACAAGTGTCATTGTTTCAAAAAGCAATGAGTTATCTCCAGCGTTAAGGTCTGTAAATGAAAGCTGGTTAATCCACGCGTTATGAAGTTTGAAGCCCATTTTAGCAGTTGCAACATCTGATGGGTTTGTGTCGGGATGGTCCATTACATAGATGATTACATCGCAACGGAAATCCTTACCAGTTGTTGAAAGCCCATCTCCAGCTGCTGCTGCAAAAAGACCACGCATCCATTCAATAGCATTGTCGCTACCAAATAGGGCGCCGTGCTGCATTGCAACTGGCTGAAAGTTAGTCATACCAGGAATCTGGTGCGTGGTGGTGTTGTATCCACCCTCACGATATTGAATGTTTTGGGTTGTAATTGACAAGCCAGAGATTGTATTAAAACCTCCGCTAAACCCAAGGATTTTGTCCGTAAATACGGAACCGTTGTTTGATGACGTTAGAAACTCTGCTTGAAACCGAAACCCGCGTAATGGGTCGGTAGCATGGGTTGACCAACGTTCTATTTTTTTAGGCATTTTTATTTATCTCCTTAGGCTGTCACAGTAACGGTGGCTCCACCGTCAAACTGACCGATTTTGATTACAACGAATTCAGCTGGACGCTGTAGAGCCACGCCAACTTCGATGATGACTTTACCCTCGTCAATTACGGACAGAGTGTTTAGCTCTCCGTCGCACTTAACAAAGTATGCGCTTGATGGGGTATCCCCACGAAGTCCGCCCTGTGTCCAGAAATCTGATAGGAAAGCTGAGACGGTTGCGTTAAGGCTACGCCATAGAACAGCGTCGTTAGGCTCGAACACTGCATACTGAGTAAGGTCTGTAAGAGCCTTACGAAGGTAGATAAGCGTACGACGAACCGGTACGTAACGGTCTACATAACCAGCCTTAATTGTGCGAGAACCCATAACAACAAAACCAGAACCTGGAATGTAACGAATAGGGTTAACTGGAACTGCTGCAGAGTTTAGTGAGTCAAGCTCTGCGTTTGTAAGAGGCGCTACTGCAACAACATCTGATAGACGTGCAGATAATCCTGCAGGCGCCTTAAACACTCCTCGAGAAGAATCTGTTGTTGCAAATAGTCCTGCGATTGCTCCACCAGGATGCGCTAATAAGGTAGCACCTGTAGTTGAAACTGTTGGGTCACCAATAGTTACGTGTGGGTAGTACACAGCTCCAAGAGAGGTTGGTGTGTATGTTAATGAAAGCGCTAACTGTGCAGAGGCGCTTAGAGGTGTTCTTGTACCAGCAGTATAACCTGGGTCAATAATTACAAACACGTCGTCACGTGACTCTGCATAGCTAAGCAAAGACGCAACATCTGTGTTTGTAAAAACTCCAGGAGCGTTTAGAACAAGTGAGTTTAATACGGTGTCAAATGCAGAAACTGCTCCAACAATATTTGTTGAAGTTGGTGATGTTCCAATTGAACCTCCAACTAGTTGTTGAATTGAAACGTTAGATGGTTCGGCGGTTGTTGCTATTGAAGATGCAACAACATAATTTGAACGAGAGTTAATGAAGTTAATTGCGTATCGAGAGTCTGTTGGATTTGTAAAAGTAACGTCTGTAAATGTTTCCACAACAGTTTCAATATCTGGATAAGCAATAACTACATCTTTACGGGATGAAACAGCAGATGAAACAATTGTTACATATACGCTATTTCCCCATTGACCTGGGTTTTTAGCAGTAAGAGAAGCAATTGGGGCTTGACGAGTCCAAGTTGCTGTTGAAGTTGCGCCAGTAGCAGTATTTGCAACTGCAAAGCTAACTCCCGCAGAAATTGCAGTAATTACAGCAGAGGTTAAGTTGTAACCTGCTGTTGTAGCTCCTGTAATTGTTACGACATCGCCAACTGTAAGACCAGTTGTGCTTGATGTAGAAAAAGTCACAGTTCCTGATGAAGCAGCGATTGCTGTAATGCTTCCTGTTGTACTACTTGGTGCTGTGAATGTACGTGTAGCAGAAACGGGTGTTCCAGCAGTTACTCGCTTGATATAGCAGTTTGCGCCGCCGTTATCAAAGAACAATCGAACAGCAGTTGGAAGCATGTTGTTATTAGTTGTTGCGTCAACGCCGTCATTTATCTTAGTTGTTGTGTTCCAAGTTCCGTACTTAGAAGCGTAATCGTTCCAAGAGGTAACAAGGGTTGGTGCAATAGGGCCACGGTCAGATGCGCCAATAAACGCAGCTACAGTTGTTGAGTTTGGCCCTACGGATGGAGCTAATGCGTTGAGGGATTCCTCAACATACACTCCAGGACGAAGGTAAGTTGCCATTTGTATATCTCCTTAGGTTGTTTGGGGTGTGTGCCGAATGTTAGATAGGTCGTAGGTCAGATGGGATGTGGGTTGTTGTTGGGTTTATATTTACTTGCTGTACAAGCTTTGTTGCCTGTTCAGCGTCGTAATGGGTTAGCTCACTCACAACACGTACAATAAAGATGTTGTGAAGCAAGCGCCTTCCCTCCTCAACGGAGTCTCTTTTCAGAAACTCGTCAAGAAACATATGGCGATAGGTAGTTTCAACGCCTGAGTCACTAAGAATTCCAAGCTTTCCGTACTTGCTTGGTAAACGTCGTTGAATTAATTGGGTCATGAGTGCTCTGTCATGACGTGGATGACGGGCAAAAGTACTAATTTGATAAACTAAATCGTAGGTCATTGGGTACTCGTAGCTGTAAACGCTGCTGTTATTTCCCACTACTGTACCTGCGTTGTCTCTGTCGTATATGATTCCTGACATTTGACGCTCTGGAGCAAGGCGAATATCCATCAAGTCAATAGTTATAAACGGAAATTTTTGTTCTCTGAGCTCTACGTCAGGGGTTCCAAACCACACTTGTACTGCGCGGGGGGTAGATGTACCCCCAGCTTTTTCATCAGTGACAGTAAGCCCACTTAGCAGGGCTTTAAGCGCAGCGTCTTCAGCAAGAATAAAACTCATCCTGGTAACCCCCTAGTTAGCATAAAGTCAACTGTAAGGTCAGATAGTGCACCGGAAATCTCATTGTCAATCATCTCTTCTGTTTTTTTAATAAAATGAGATGGAGATTTGCCCAAGGTTCCGTACTCTAAGTCTTGTACCTGTTTATCAAGGTCTGTAGGCCACACAACTTCAATGTACTCAGGAGTTACGTTAAGGCTTACCTTGTCACGAACATTTGAAGGCCACCCAGAAAGCGGGAGCATTAAGTCAAACTTTTTACGCACAATAGGTTCTGCTTTAGTTACAGCAGCTTTAAAATCTAACGGGCTAGCCATGTTAGCGGCCCCTGATAAAACGCGACGCAAGAATTGCGTTAGCGGCGTCTAAAAACCCCTTAATATTGCTATCTACTTTATTGGATGCCCCAGGGATGTTTTGCACAATAACAGTATAAAACTGATTGGCCTGGGCCTTATCAACCTTATGAGGGCTGAGAGGTTGGAAATTAGACATACTAATTCTCCTTAAAATAAACGCAGAACTACTAGCAAAGGTGGAGCTTTAATTCCCGCATGGAATCTCCTCAATGATAAAGCAAAAGGCCCCCTTTCGGGGGCCTAAGCTCTACTTCTTTTTAATCTTTTTTACAATCTTCTTATCCATTTTAGTGTCTTCTTCTTGGGACTTAGGCTTCTTATGCTTCTTGTCCATCGCTTCAAACTTCTTCTTTTGGTCCTTATCTAGGCCCTTAGTAGTTTTGGCGTCTTGCTTCTTATCTTTAGCCTCTGTATATTTACCTGAAAAATTTCCCATAGCTGCCATTACATGCCTCTTTTCTTAACCATTGAAGATTTCTTAGCCTTTGAAGGCGCAGATTTCTTAGCAAACTTTTTGTTTGCCGCTTGAATTGTTTTCATGCCGTGCTTGTTCTTTGGGGCTCCACAGCCGCAGGTGGCACACATTACTTCTTCTTCTTTCGTAGGGCAGCGAAGTCAGAGCCTTCTAGCTTGCCGTCTTTGTCTACATCAAGCTTCTTCTGCTTTGGAGACATCTTTTTTGCAGTCTTTTTTGCAGTCTTCTTGCAACCGCCGTTACAGCCTGCCTTTGAACAACCGCATCCACAACCTTTGCACATTATTTTTTACTCGCTTTCGTTGGTTTAGAGACCTTCTTTTTTCCAGAGCCTGCAGGGACGCAGTTCGGAACTTTTTTGCCGCCCTTCATTTTCATGCCTACTTGTACGTAGCCATCCCAACAAGGGTTTGCATCTTTAGCCATTGTTACTCCTACACTTGTGCGTACGCTAAAAATTGAGCGTCATTAACCAGTTCGTCTGGCATTAACTGTAGTAAGTCTAGCGAAATAATCGTATGGCGTTCGGCTATCTGACCCTGCTGTTGGGTACGAACTGGCCTGTAGACCTGGCCTTGCCAAACAAGGCGGTACTTGTTGGCTATGTCTAAGTTGGTCTTAACCTCTCCTCTGGCGTTAAACAGGGTTGGGCTAGCTAGCCTTAGGTCATCAATGTTTAAGACAATTTTTAAAGAATCGGCGTTGTAGAAACCGCGGTCATTTACAGCAGATGTTCCTTGGTTTATCTTTGCGCTAATAATTTTAAGAATAACTGGACCAGTCCACACACGACCAGCGCCTAGAGGCTCTACATCGTAAATAGGGTCTTTAACAGAGGCCGCAGCGTTATATGCCCACCATTCCCCAGTAGTACCCTTAGGATTAGTTGAGTCGGCGGTTATGCCATCGGCAATTTCGTTTAGCTCAAAATCTGTGCTAAATCTTCCGCCTGGGGTATATGCTCTCATTATTCTATTATAAGGGTCGCCTCTTATTTTAAAGGGGCAACCTCAACCCTTTGGGGCGTTGTTTATATGGCTTAACTCTAAGTGATTTATATTAAAATGCTTTGGAAGCGAGCCAACCCACCGAATAGCTTCCGCCAAGTCTTCTGCAGTTAAAGCATTGTCTTTCTTTTCAGTTTGAGTATCTATCGTCCCAGGACAAACTTCTGTTACCTTAATACCATACTCTGGGAACTCCATACGCATGGTGTCTACTAAAGCCATTTCTCCTCGTTTTGCATTACTGTAGTTTCCGCCACCTCTAAACGGCGTTTTACCGCACAGAGATGTTACAAAGATAATAGTTGCAGACTCTGACTTTTTCATAGCAGGGACAAATAGCTGTGACAAGTACATTGGGCCAGACACATTTATGTCGTAGGCCCGTCTAAAGTTATCCATAGTCTCGTTTATAATATGGGTTGGACCAGCCCCACCCCCAGCATTATTAACTAAAAGGTCTAGGGTTATGTCTTTGTACTGTTCATAAAAGCCTTTTATTGCTTTAGCATCTGTGATATCTAGGCTATATACCTCAACATTATCGGATACCAGCTCGGAAACCTTAGATAAATTTCTTGAAACAGCGATGACTTTATAGCCATTTTCAAACAAGAGTTTGACCGTTGCTAGTCCTACGCCTTTACTTGCTCCAGTTACAATTGCCGTTTTCAATTACATACTCTGATTCTTATTAAGCTCCATGTTGTTATGAATCCAGTGACCAGGTATCATATATTTAAACCCAGACTTTACAACGTGTGCGGTATGAAAATATGGTGGAAATGCTGGAAATATGACAACGCTATTTGCTTTTGGCTTTAGCCCAAAATCAATTGCTTTATTTGCAACAGATATGTCATAGTCTAGGTCTACGGCTGGTGCTGACCCTTTAGAAAACCCGTCAGCGCTAGTCCATCCTCCGTCATAATCTTTTAACTGAAAAGAGATTTCGCCGCCTTCACAATCGTCGTTTAAATACATAACTAAAGAGTATCTTAGAGTTTTATCTCCATCTAGCTGGTCAAAATGCGCTCCCATGCCCATTCCAGTATTGTACTTTTTTATGTTAAACGTTGGAAAAAGTCTTGGCTCATCAAAGTCCCCTAAAGAAGAAGCATAGTCTTTGCAAACGTTGTACATTGCAGTCATAACCGCGTCGTATATATACTTACTTTTTTCTGCTACTTCGGCTGACTGCGGCGAAAAGATTGAACTAAGCTGGCTTATTGCATTAATATCAAACGTCTTTGTTTCTCCATAAATAAAAGAGGTATCGTTAGAAGAGGTCCAAAGGTTCCAAACATTTACCCCAGACTCTGGATATTGCTCAAGGGCATCTAGCTCTTTCCAAACTTTTTTAAAAGTATCAAAATCCTCAATAGCATCAGTATAGTAGTAAGCTTTTGGGTCAAGTATTTCTTTATTCATTTGTTTCCCCTTAGTATCTATTCTTTTTATAATGGTCTTTTTCTTTGATAAAGCCAACAAGAACATATCTTATTGGACCTTCTCCTACGTGCTTAACTCCATGCTCATATTGCTCATTGCCTGGAAAAAATAACATAGTCCCTGGCTTAGGTTTTAACTGGATATCAAGGTTTGGAAAAAATAATTCGCCATCTGCGTAATCATCATTAATGTACACAATCGTAGCGTACTTTATAGATGGGTCTGTCTTTTGGTCAGTGTGAGCTTTTAGCTCTACTCCTGGTTGCATTCTTTGAATTGTTGCAAACCCACTTAACATTAATTCTGGGTCAGCGGTCACTACCATTGACTGTGTTCCATCGTACAGTGGCCTATATATATCATGATGCGCTATGTTAAAGTTTTTGTCTTTCCAATTTTGAGTAATTTCAAATTTACCTTCAGCAACTAAATTGTTTACGTCGTCTCTGCCAAACTTTTGCACGCAAAACTTTTTTAAGTTTGAATGGTACTCCACTTCCCAATCTTCTTGAGAAGTACTATTTATAATGTCCCAAAAGGTATTTATCTGGTCTTGTGATAAAAAGTTTTCAACAGAAAATAGCTCTGAAGTAATATCTGTAACTACATATCCTCTATCTATTAACTGTTGTTTAAAGGACTCAATCATTTGCAATGTCCTCTACCTTGTATTTATTTCCATTTGCATCTAGCTTCCACCCCTGCTTAAGCAGCCCTTGCCACTCTGCCCGTTCAATCTCTTGCTGTGCTCTGGTTGCCTTCATTTCTGCAGCCCAAGCGTCCCTTAATTCTTGTGGATAAGCTGATTCTTCTCTGTCATCCCAGAAAGACCCAATGGTGTACCTAACCCCACCTGTGATAAGAGAGACTTCGTGCATGTTGTTGAAGCCTCCGTCAAATACAGCAAGCATTCCAACCTCTGGTTTAATCTCTATGTTTTGTTTTGGGAATCGTAAAAGTCCACCATCAAAATCATCGTTAAGGTATAGAAACCCTGCGTAGCGGCTTCTTGTAAACGCACCTGAGTTACCTTCAGCGTCTGTATTATCAGAGTGAATTCTTGCGTACGCTCCTGGCTCCCACTTTTGTGTGTGATACCCAATTTTACAAATTGTTTTTGGGTCAAGGTCGTGTACGGAAGCAATTGCTTCTGGCATTGTTTTTTCAATATCTGAAAATATAGTCGGAGATAGCCCAGCGTCAATAACCTCTTGGTCGTTGTCTTGTGGCAAAACTGAAGAGTATGACTCGTAAAATGATATGGGCATCCAGGAGAGTTTTTGGTTATGTGCTTGTGCGTCTAAGGCGTTAATCATTTTTTGACAAGTTTCTTTGTCAATAAAGTTTTCATAAATAACAATGTCTTTTGTTAGTCTTTTTTTATTATTTAAGTTCATGGTTTTCTATCCCCTGTATGTTTTGTAATCTCCCAAAAGAAGGGGCATGTAAACCTTAAACCACTTTTGATTTCAGTAACCCCATGGATGTAGTTCTTATCGCCTGG